CCGCCAGTGCCCCAAGTGTCTCGGCTCCGGCAAGAAACCCGCAGTCGGTGACAGTGCGAAAGCCATCGGCAGGGTGAACACGGCAGAAGGTGCCAGGGTGACGGGACTGTCTGGTCTGTCGTCACCGTCTCTCGTATCGACTCAACTTGATCCCGCTGCGGCAATTTCCTCAACGCCAGCACCAGCGGGGGATGCGGTGTGTGCTGCGTGTAACGGCACAGGAATGATTGTAGATTCCAACGGCAACGAGGAAGTATGTCCCCACTGTCAGGGTATGCCAGGCGATCTGCAAGTAGCCGATATCTCCGGTGAATCACTAGACGCGGGCGATGGTCGACTAACTGACGATGGCTTCCCTGGCCGTATCAGCAACGCCAACAAGGCACTCGCGACATACGAGGGATTGCTCAAGGCCAAGTACAAGCAGAAGGACCGCGACAAGATGGCCAGCGGCGGACAGGCCATGTCGGATGGTGCATATCCTGTTGCCGACTCAGAAGACCTTGACAATGCGATCCACGCTGTTGGTCGCGGCGGGGCTGATCACGATGCTATTCGTAAGCACATTATCGGACGCGCCAAGGCTCTGAACCTGTCGTCCAAGATTCCGGACAACTGGAACGCGGACGGATCATTGGCTACCAAGAGCGTTGAGTTGGTCACCAAGGATGGCGTCACGACTGGCGTCAATCCGTTCCTCGGTGGCGCTGTCACTACGAACACGACCGATTCGTTCCCCACTGATACTGGCGTCACCGCCAGCACGGATGGTAGTACCGACGACGACGCTGATGACGATGACGACGGTACGGGTACGCCTGGTTCGCCGGCATGGGAAGCAGTGGACGCTCAGATCGCCTCAGACGCGGCTAATGCAATCCTACAGGCATACGAGTTGACCCGTCAGTTCCGTGACCGTGAGGCCATTGAGGTAGCCGCTGGTGAGGGCAACGACGTCTTCGATACTTTCGAGGCGTCGTGTGTGCTTGACCTGTTGTCTGCCGCAATCGGACAGATGGCAACGCTGTCGTTCCACGAAGGAATCGCAGCACAGAAATCTACAGAAGAGGTCGCTGAAAAAGCAGGAAAGCGACTGAGTACCAAGTCGGTCACGGCTCTTGCCGCTGCCCGCGATCACCTGACGCAATTGCTAGGTGATGACGATCCAGCAAAGGCGTCGGATGATTCCGATGAGGACGACGACGCATCCAAGTCCGAAAGGGACGTACTGAATATGACACCAGACGAGCTGACAGAACTTGTCGCCGCGACGGTTGCTAAGGCCGTCGTGGAGGTCGAAAAGGGCAAGACCGCGGCGGACGCAAAGGTCAAGGGCAAGAGCGCCAAGAAGAAGGCCGCTGTGACTGACGATACTGACAACGCTGACCAGGGTGACGCGGATAGCGAGACCGCCCCGCCAGCTGACGCGACCAAGGCTGAGGCCGATGAAACGGCCGAGCCTGTTGTTGAACTGACACCCGAACAGATCGAAGCCAAGAAAGCCCGTAAGGCAGCTAAGAAAGAGCTGCGCAAGGCTGAAGAGGTAGAACACAAGGCAGCGGAAGATGCACGAGTGGCTGCACTCATTACAGAGCGCGTCGAGAAGGCTACGGCCGAAGTCGAGGGGCTAAAGAGTGAGATTGAGGCCATGAAGCACAGGCTGATTCCCAATGGACCCGCAAAGACGAGTCCGCCGGGCATAGCCGCCAAGGCTGCCGAACGCGATGTGCTTGAACTGGAAGTTTCCAAGTACGAGCGCATGGCGAAGGACACATCAGACAGAACGCTTGAGCAAGGATATCTCGATTTGGCGAAAGCCTCTCGGGACAAGCTCGCGAATCTTTAGGAAAGGAACATTGTCAACATGGGACTACCTGTTGAAATAATGTTCGGCCATCCACTACGTGGTGCACGTCCCGACTTGGACGATATGTCCAAGTCGGTACAGCCCGCAGTGCTGGCCGAACAGAACGAGCGCTTCGAACAGGCGATGATTGAGTCTGGTCACTCGACATTTAGTGGTGAGACTCAGCTACCTCCGGGTAGCACATTCGCGTCACCTGATGGTGGTTTTCAGGCGCCCGTACTACTCAAGGCTGAGTCACGTCGCGCAGATATTGCGCGTATGACCAAGGGACTAGATCCTGCGACGGCTGCTCTTGTAAAAGAACAGTTGGCCAAGGAATGGACTCTTGGTGACGGACTCACGACCGGTAACCCGATAGGCACGGGCCTCGTCCCGTTCGATCTTGAGGCTCCGGCAAAACTTTTGACACCTCGCCCAACTCCTCGAAGGGGACGCCGCACAGCGATGTGCGGATGACAACCACGTAAATTGCTGGAAACTCCTGTTAGATATACACGCCACAGCGAGAGGGGAAACCCTGGACGTGATGGCTCGAAAAGTGGTATAGTAGGGATGATCAGCAACCAAGTCGCTAAGGGGCAACCTATGCGAAAGGCTCAGAGACTAGACACGTGGAATCTGTAAGCATTTACATCTTGATCGACCCACGTAACGGAGAAATCCGATACGTAGGTCAAACAGCGCGAACACTCGCTATCCGATTGCGTGACCATCTGAAAGCAGCGCGTCGCAAGCGTGCTCGTGGCAGTTGGGTCTATTACTGGATGGCACTGTTGGTGCGCCAGGGCTATGTCCCGTACATCGAACTCGTTCAACAGGTTCCGTTATCGGAACTTGAACGAGCGGAACAATACTGGATCGCCTATTACCGTTCGATAGGTTGTCGATTGACCAACGGAACCGTGGGTGGCGAAAAGGTAGTGTTCACGGACGAGGTTCGTGTTCGCCAGTCCACTGCAGCCAAACGCAAGTTTCGCAATCCCGAGATGCTAGCCAAGTATCTTGGCAACCAGAACTCGGCTGGACGTGTGCTGTCGGCTGAATCACTTGAAAAAATAGCCGAAGGCAACCGTCGTAGATACGGGTACCCATGGGATCGCCTAGCGATTGATTACGAACGACTTGGGACATGCACGGCCGTTGCGGCCGAGTATGGATGTAATCCTGAGTCCGTGCGTCGCAACCTCAAGCGTCTAGAGATTTCCACCAAGAACTTGTTGAACTGGAATCATCTTCAAGAGGATTACAAGAGCCTCGGGTCAACACGAGAAGTCGCGCGAGCGTACGGATGCAGGACAACTGCTGTATCCGCAGAACTCAAACGACAAGGCGTAGTGATTCCAGTCACTAATTCTGGGCGCAAATACGTTTGGTCAGATGAACGTAGAGCCAACCACAAGGCAGCCACAAATACGCCAGAGTTCAAAGAGGCGCACAGAGTTGCAATGATTCACAGACTTACAGATTAAGGTATAGTCCGTTCTGCATGGAGACATGCAGAGTCACGCAGAAATGACGTGGCCCGAATCCCGTAGGGGGTTCGGTAACACACAAACTCCGTAACACGATCCCTCGTGTACGTGCGCAGGGCGCTTCACGTCGAGTGAAGATCATCAGCGGATTCAGTGGCACTGGTACTGGTGGGTCAACAACCATTCAGCCAGGTATTACTGAAGCCACACAGACCGTATTCCAAGGTCAGACGTTCGTTCGTCCTCCGTCCATAGCCTATAACGGCTATGACACCGTGCTGCAGTATGTGGCATGGGGACTGAGCGACCAGGTAACATGGCAAGCCCAGTACCAAGGTCAAGGCTTTGAAGACATTCGAAGCCTGAGCAACACCGCTCTCCTGTATGCGACTCAAAGCGGGTCCGCTATCCAGTGATGGGTAGATGAAAACTACGAGAATTGCTGGAACGTCTCGTTAGGCACTTGCACCACAACGTGACCCGAAAGGGTGGGCGTGACGGTTAGAGAAGGCAAGTGATAGAGAAAATCAGCAGCCGAGTCCCTACAGCCGAGAGGCCAGGGGAAAGGTTCAGAGAACATGTACGTAGAATCTGCAACCGTAGGTCGTAACGCAGATTAAGATATGTTCCGTTCTGCATGGAGACATGCAGAGTCAGGCAGAAATGACCTGGCCCGTCGCATATGCGACGAGTAACAACAAGTTTCAGGCACTGGTACTGGTGGGTCAACAACCATTCAGCCAGGTATTACTGAAGCCACACAGACCGTATTCCAAGGTCAGACGTTCGTTCGTCCTCCGTCCATAGCCTATAACGGCTATGACACCGTGCTGCAGTATGTGGCATGGGGACTGAGCGACCAGGTAACATGGCAAGCCCAGTACCAAGGTCAAGGCTTTGAAGACATTCGAAGCCTGAGCAACACCGCTCTCCTGTATGCGACTCAAAGCGGGTCCGCTATCCAGTGATGGGTAGATGAAAACTACGAGAATTGCTGGAACGTCTCGTTAGGCACTTGCACCACAACGTGACCCGAAAGGGTGGGCGTGACGGTTAGAGAAGGCAAGTGATAGAGAAAATCAGCAGCCGAGTCCCTACAGCCGAGAGGCCAGGGGAAAGGTTCAGAGACTAATGTACGTGGAATCTGTAGTTACCGATCACGAGCGATGCCAAACGGCGCAAGCCCAGTCCGTGATCACTGAAAATATGTGTGAACAATGTGGCGAATACCCCAAGTTCGGACGACACAAGGTGTGTTATCGGTGCTGGCAGGAGAAGTCAACAAGACCCAGGTGCAGCAAACCCGGATGTGACAAGCCCGTTACGGCACGTGGTTTGTGCGGCACGCACTATTATTACGCAAGGCAGGCAGGAACGCTCCCAGATGATTGGGTGCGTCCCGTTTATACAAAACCCAAGAAAGCCTGTAAGACGCAGGGTTGTCCCAACAACGCTCACGCGAAAGGATATTGCCAGACCTGCTACACCAAGTTCGTAGCAAGATCAGACGATGCTCCGCGTTGTAGCGTAGATGACTGTGATCGCCCCGCCGAAGCACGTGGTATGTGTGCAACGCATTACGCTAAGTGGCGTCGCACCAACCATCGAGACAAGCCACCTTGCATGATCACCGGATGTGATAAGCCCAACTATGCTGGTGGTATGTGCTCGGGTCATTATTCACAAGCCCGTCTTTATGACCTTTCTGGTAGCGACCTGCAGTTGCGTCTATCTGTGGGGTGTTGGGTGTGTGGGTCATTTGAGAATCTTACCATTGACCATGACCACGACACAGGTCAGGTGCGCGGCACTCTCTGTCAGAATCACAATCTCGCCGTTGGTCACTGTCACAACCGTTATCAAGAAGCGGAAGCTGTCGCTGCCTATTTGCGTCAGTGGCAACAAATCCCGGAGGGCATTCCGGGGTCATCTACAGATTAAGATATAGTCCGTACTCACGTGAGAGCGTGAGAGCCACGCAGAAATGACGTGGCCCACCGCACAGGCGGTGGTAACACAATAGATGCTCCAGGATGAGCGTTTGATTTGCTATGGACGTGGCACGGTAGCCAATGGCTACACCGGCCCGCTCGGTACCCCTGCCTGCACCGCTGCAAGTTGCAGCGCGTCATTGGCACCAGGTGGAACGTCCACAATCCCAGCCGGCACCTATGTCGTATGGGTTGCTGCGGATGCTGGTGACCTGTTGGGTACAACCGGCGCCCTGATGCACCAAGGACCAACGTCCGCGGCTGCTTCGGTAACTGTTGTCGCCAACGGTTGCATCCAAGTCAGCATCACAACTGACGTGACCGGTGCACTCGGGTATAACATGTTCGCCGCCTCTGTTGGCGGTGCCAGCGGTTTCTACGCCGGACGTACCGGCTACAACGTTGGTTACATCACAGCATTCCCCCACAGTGGCCCTGCATGTGTCGCTGGTGGCGGCGGTGCTGGTGCTGACAACTCAGCCATTGCAACGAACTTCGACGGACTGCTTACTTCTACGGCAGCGTCGGGTGGTTATGTCACAAGGCTCAATGCGGCACTATCAACCACAAATGCTGGTGCCGAGTTCCAAGCTGCGTTCTCGGCCCTATACGAGGCCGTGAAGGCTGACCCTGAAGAGATTTGGATGAACGGTTTCGACCGTCAGCAATTGTCCAATGCCATCATCAGTAACTCTGCCAACTCGGCGTATCGTATTTACATTCCGAGTGGCGCGGGACAGGGTGGCGTGTCAACAGGGGCCGTGGTGCAGACGGTCATGAACCAGACGACAGGTAAGGCCCTGGACGTTATGGTCCATCCGTGGTTCCCCCAGGGGAATGCGCTCGTAAGGTCCAAGACACTCCCCATACCCGACAGTAACGTGTCCGAAACCAGCTATATGGCAATGGTCCAAGACTACGTGGCAATTCAGTGGCCAGTTATCCAGATGACCTATGACGCTTCAACGTTTGAAATTGGCACGCTTGTGAACGTGGCTCCGGGTTGGAATGCCTTGATCCAGGGCATCCAGGGCGTCGGTGGCGTACCTGCAAAGCCGCCTTCCTACGGTGACTCATAGTAGCACTTAAGGACTAGTCACTAGTCCTGGTCCCGTAATGGTTCAGAGCGTCGGTTCGATTCCGACGACGGGAACCCATCAATCCACATCCCTACTAGTCCTGTCAAGTCAACCCGTCCACGAAACAAATGAGGACACCATGAAAAACTATCAACTGTTCAGTCGCCGCGACACGCCGCGCAAGACGGACTTCCGTCCAGCCGATCCCGCTGGCATGTCCCCCTTCGCGCAGTTGCGGCGACTTCAGCATGTCCTGACACAAGATGTCATACCTGCCGAGGATTACACCGACATGCCCGACGCGATAGAAGCGTATCGTGAGTACATTTACAGGAAGGTATTCACGGGTACGTCCCATGAGCAATTCAAGGCAACAGAGAAGGATAACCCCGAAATCATCGACTGGCTGATCGCCGTCGCGTCTGTAGACCAAGAAGTGTTCCGTGCAACACGAAACAATGAAAAAAGAGGATCATAATGAGCACCATCACCATCCCCGGCGGCACCGCCGAACTGAAGGACGACACCGACCTGACAAACAAGGAAGTCAAGGTACTACGTCGTGCCGCTCGTATCGCGATGTCCAGCGCCGCACGCTTGCAGTCTCTCGGCTTTGACGGCAAAGACCCCGAGACGTGGAAGGTCGTCAGTGAGATGACTGACGGCGAGGACGAAACCATCGACATCTTCCAACGCACGTGTGTCATCACGCGCCTGGTGTCATGGACGCTACCTGACCCGATGCCCGCCACCGTTGACGACGTTGACAATCTGCTACGTCCCCTCTACGTCGCGCTGACCGTAGCGGCGACAAACATCAAGCTTGGCGACACGTTCGATGTTGAGAACGTTCAAGACCCAAAAGCGGATACCGACAGCTCCGACAGTTAAAGGCTGCATTCAAGGGCGGCATCCTCATGGAGCCGCTTGAGGATGAGACTGCGGAACTGGCCCGAGCATACCGTTACTGCAAACTGTTTCACTGCTCCGTGAGCGAGTACGAGTCGCGTCCGTCCCGCGAGACAACGTGGCTGCTCAAGATTGACGAGACGTACCAAGAGGCCAAGGCCGAAGTAGACGAGGCTGCCAACAAGAGGTGAACCAATGCCCGCATTAGAGCCAGTCATTGCGACCCTGCTCGCCAACACCAGCGAGTTCATGGCGTCCATGGACGCAGCGAAGGCAGAAATGTCTTCGATGTCCGGTGACGCTGCACTGGCCGGTCAAGACACGGGCGCGGCTCTTTCTGCGGGTGCTGTAGCGGGCACAGAGGGCATGACGGCCGACCTTGGTGCTGCTGGTGCTGATGCTGGCGCTGCGATGCGTAGCGAGGCTACGAAGGCCGCTTCTGGCCTTGGCACTGACCTCGCGGATGCTGGGTTGTTGGCTGGTGGTGGGCTGGCATCAGGCGTCAAGGATGGCACCAAGGACCTCGAAAAAGACCTGGGCGACGTCGGGAAAAAGAGCGGTAAGACACTAGAAGATGGGGTCAAGAAGGGTTCGTCCGGCATCAAAGGAATGCTTGGCAGTATGGGTGTGCCCAGCGCACTGTTGGGTGGATGGGGTGCGCTTGCCGTAGGTGTCATTGGCGTCGGTGCTGCTGGCATCGACATGGGTTCCAAAATGCAAGCGGCGACCACCCAGCTCGCTGCTGCCGCTGACATCTCCATTGGCAAGGCACAACAGATCAGCAACGCCTTTCTGGACACTGCCGGCAAGTCGATCTATTCCGGTAAGGAGATTACCAACGCGTACGCTGGTGTCGCCGCTCAGATCAGTTCGGTCACCGGTAAAGCACTGACCGCACAGCAGGCCACTCAGGTGATGAGTGCGGCCATGGACCTCGCCGAAGGCTCCGGCAACGCCCTTGGTAGTACCACGTCCGACCTTGGCAAAGCCATGCAGGAGTTCGGCATTGGTGCTGGCGGTGCCAAAGACGCAGCGGATGCCCTGTTTGAAACCAGTCGTGAAACTGGCACGTCGCTAGACCAAGTTGCGCAGGCCATGCAACGGATGCATTCCCAGATTGGTAGTGCGACGCCGCCGATCGGTCAACTGGGCGCGTTGATGGTTGATCTTGCACAGCACGGCGAGGCTGGACGTTCGGCCATCTCTGGCGTCAGTTCTGCCATGCAAAAACTGTTCAGTTTCAGTTCGGCGACCATCAATGCCACCAAGAACCAGACACAGGCTTTTCAACAGATGTCACCGGCTGCACAGGCGTTGGCAGACAAGTACACGGCGGGTACGATTACGTCCGCTGAGTTCACCAAAGCCACCGGGGCGATGGGCACGGTACAGGCAGATAATGTCAAGAATTATCTTACCGCGACTGCTGCCATAGAGAAGGCAAACCTCGCTCAACAGCGACTTGGCATCACTGTGATGAACAGCAAGGGCCAGTTCGTCGGCATGAGTTCCATCATTGACCAACTGCACACCAAACTACAGGGGCAAACACAAGCACAACAGATCGCTATTTTGACGCAAGACCTCGGTGCTGGTTCAGCGCGTAAATTGCTGTCGGTCATTGAAGCTGGACCTGCTGCCTATGGCAAGGATCAGGCCGCAGTGGAAGCTGCGAACTCTGCTCATATCGCGGCGGCAAAACAAGCACTGACGCTATCTCACGAAATGGACACACTGAAGGCTACGGCCATGGACCTTGGTGCTAAACTCGGCGAGAAATTAATCCCGGTATTAAGTCAGTTCACGGGCTGGGTCGCCAAACTGGTCGCTGGGTTCATTAAGGACTGGCCAGAGATTTCGGCAGCCATTGCAGCTGTGTGGAGTAAGGTAGAACCTCCAATGAAGTCGATGTTGGGCATCATCAAAGAAGTGTTCAACTTCGTGATCGACCACAAGCCCGTACTCATCGCCGTACTGGCGAGCATCGCTGCCGCTGCCGTGACGTACACCGCCGTTCAGGTCGTGCAGTGGGGCATTCAAATGGCGAGGAACGCTGCTGCCGCAGCGGAGGCTGTCGTTAAGGCAGCCGTTCAAGTAACCGCGTGGGCGTCTACTGGCGCTGCCGCAGTCGTTGCCGTCGCCAAACAGGTTGCTCAGTGGGCAATACAGGCAGCCGGTTGGGCTGCTGCCGGGGCGGAGGCTGTTGTGCATGCAGCTATTCAGGTCGGTGCGTGGGCGTCTACTGGACTTGCCGCAGTTGCCTCTGTGATTAAGCAGGGTGTCCAATGGGGACTACAAGCCGTCGGTTGGACGACGGCGAGTGCCACGGCGGCATCTGAAGCTGTTGTTCAGAGTGAGGCATTCGCATCTGTGGGTGCTAGTTCGGAAGCCGCCGCCGCTGTTGTCGAGGATTCAGATACAGCCATGGTCACCGCCACAGATGCCGCCGCCGCAGACATAGACGCAGCAATCGGCTCGACTGGCATCGGACTGATCCTACTTGCGCTAGCCGCCGCCGCCTACGAACTCTACAAGCACTGGCGCGGCGCATGGCACGGCATCATGCTCGCTTGTGATGAAGCCAAGAGTGTTGCCATGGACCTGTCTAGTCACTGGCGCGTCGCATGGGATTTGATCAAAACTGCTACATCTACGGCATGGTCCTACATCAACGATTACGTCTTCACGCCCCTAAAGCGCGTCATTGCTGACCTCGTGGGTATTTTCACTGGACTTGCCAATCACTGGGCAGCGATATGGTCCGAAATCGAGGCAGCGGCGGCTAAGGCGTGGGGTGCTATCTCTGGCATCTTTGATAGCATCAAGAAAGCACTGAGCGGTCTGACATTCGGCAACCTTGCAGCTCTGGTTACGGCCGCTTTTAGTGGTATGGGTGACGCCATCACACACGTGTTTGATGATATTCGTCATGACCTGGCTCGTTGGCTAGACGACTTGCGCCACGACATCGCACATGGGTTTGATGATATCCGTCACGATACTGCTCGTTGGCTAGACGACATGCGTCACGATATAGCAACCGGCTTGGACAATATCCGTCACGATACTGCTCGTTGGCTAGATGATATGAGACACGATATAGCAACCGGCTTTGACAATATCCGTCACGATTCAGCACGATGGCTTGACGACATGCGTCACGATATCGCTAGCGGCTTTGACAATATCCGTCATGACTTAGCTCATTGGGCAGACGATGCTCGTCACGATCTTGAGGCTGGCTGGGGAGACGTGGTGAGCTTCTTCAAGAACCTACCAACCGAGATTGGCAATGCTCTCAAGTCTCTTGGCTCTGGTATCTGGGCTGGGTTGAAAACATCAAGCGAATGGATCTACAACAACGTCATTGACCCTATAGTGCATGCTTTTGAGACAGTAGCGAAGGATATTGCCAAGGCTCTTGGTCCGCTAGGGTCATCCATCTGGAGCGGACTGAAGACATCAGGAGAATGGATCTACAACAACGTCATTGACCCCATCGTGCATGCTTTTGAACGGCTCGGGAGTCAGATCACTAAGGCCCTTAGTCCTCTCGGTATGGCAATCTGGGGAGGACTGAAGACATCGGCAGAGTGGGTCTATAACAATGTCATCGATCCCGTCGTCCACTTTTTTGAGCGGATACCTGCCGATATCATCAAGGCTCTGCGTGGCATTGGCTCAATCATCTGGGACGGACTTAAGACAGCCTCGATGTGGGTGAACAATAACGTCATCCAGCCCGTGATTCATTTCTTTGAGAGGTTACCGGGTGAGATCGTCGCAGTCCTTGGTCCCATCACCGCGACCATTTGGGCAGGATTGAGAACTGCCGCTATATGGGTCTACAACAGCGTCATCGAACCCGTAGTCCATTTCTTTGAGAACCTACCTCACGAGATTGTGACAGCCCTTGGCCCTATCACATCAACCATCTGGGCCAACCTTAGGGACGCGGCATCGTGGGTATATCAGACGGTCATCGTTCCCGTGCTCGGCTACTTCGGCAACCTACCGGGTCGCATCAAGACGGCTTTAGGCGATCTGGGCACATTGCTGTACAATGCTGGTAGAGCCATTCTGCAGGGTCTGATCAACGGCATGGAGAGTATGGTACGTTCAGTTGAGAATATCGTGAAAGGATTAGGCAACGATATTAGGAATTGCTTTAGGGATGTCACTGGTATTAGCAGCCCGTCTGCTGTATTCCACGAAATGGGCACTCAGATCGTTCAGGGACTTGTGAACGGTATTAACGACAACGCACGCCTCGCTCACGGTGCCATTGCTAATCTCACGGCTGGAGCAACGCGCGGACTGTCGGGTAATCTTTCCCTTGGCGTCTCTGGGGGCGTTGGTGCCGTCGCCGCATCACCGTCAGCAGGCGGAGGCACGACCATCCTGCAAGTCACCACGCCGATACAGATCAATGGTCAGACGATTGCACAGACAGTGACGCAGTACCAGTTGCGGCAGGCGCGTGCGACTGGCACGATTCACGGCCAGTACGCAGGAGGTTCCCAAACTGGGCTTGCAACCGGAATCAACCCGAATGCGATTTCCCGATAGAATGGAAGATGACATGGATAGTCATGAAGATGTTGACAGCGGTCGTATGACGCTAAATCAATGGCGGGCAAAGAACGACCTGTCGCTGTATGACATGCCGGAAGCGGACGCACTGTTCACGGTGACCGAGACTGGTCCCGTTTTCCTTACGGCGACCACAGGCGCTTGAACCACTCCAGTACCCGCCACGTCCTTGTCTGGCTGACAAGAATTGGCAATCCCATCCCAGGAGCACGGCGTTGACAGATCTCACATTCACACAGCCGGTAAACAGGTTGTTTCATGTCCGTGATGTTAGCACTCGGGACGGGCGCTGTCAACAGCACGGTAGAAAGCTACACCTTTCAGACACGCAGAGGAACAGCTAATGCCTACGACTGGCGCCTGGCTCGTTCGTGGAAGTGGCGAAACCATAATGGCTGCCGCTTTCATGGACTCGAACGCTCTTTCGGGCTACTCAAGTTTGGAGAGTCGATCGTGACCACGCTTCCTTTGAGCATCGGGTTCATCTTCAACGGTGGCAGTTCCAAGTGGCGCTGCGTGGCAGCGGCCTAGGTTAGGGAAAGCCAAGCATGACGACCGCCTACGACACCCTGCTAGCTACTTACAGCCCCCTTGGTTGGTGGAAGCTGGCCGATGCCGCTCCGGGCACGAGCCCCGTCGACTCGTCGGGCTACGGTTTGACTGGGACCAAGTACGGCACAGTCACCTTCGGCGAGACTGGTTTGCCCGTTCAACCCACCGAGACTTCGGCTCTGTTCGACGGTTCGACAGGGTATATCAAAGCACCAACCGTCACGCTGGCTGGGGGCTCCAATCCCGCTCAAGCTCAAACGCTGATCGCATGGGTCAAGATCACAGGTGCTGTTGCCGGTGCTGCCATCTATCTAGGCGACCGTGGCGGAGGTTGGGGTATCGGCGTCGGCAACACCAGCTGGGATAACTGGAATACCGGCACCTACTGTGTCGGCGCTCTTACAGGCACCGCATGGCTAACAAGTTCAACCCACCTATCACTAAACACCTGGCACATGTTGGCCCTCGTCATCAACGCCTCGCACAATCCGACGATGTACCTCGATGGTGTTCAGGTTTACACCGACTCCACCAACACCGCCGGCAACTACGACTACGCCAACTCAAATACCTGGATCGGCTGGGATGTCGACCATAATGAACTAGGCGCAGCGATAGCCGAGGCTGCCATCATCGGCTCGGCGCTGACGCAATCGCAACTTGCAGCTTTGTATGCGGCGGCTTCGCCGCCGCCATCGGCACCTGCGGTCAGTTCAGAAGCCGCCACGTCCGTTACATCGACGCAGGCCACGCTCGGGGCCGAAGTCAACCCCGAGGGAGCCGACACCCAGGTCTACTTCAACTGGGGGCCGACATCCTCCTACGGCAATGTCTCACCGGTGAAGACCGGCTCCTTGATCCTCGGCGGCTACTCAATGTACCAGGATGTTACTGACGAGACGTCCTTCCTTGAGTCGCTCGGAGCCACGATTTCCAACTGCTACATCATGGACTTCCTCGATGGAACGTCGTGGGCCACGATCGGAAGTTCATTCGGCTCCGATTGGGGCACGATCAACGCTTCAAGGTTCGGCAACGTCATCGTCGGCGTCGACATGCTGCCAGGCTCAACTGGATTAGGTTCCAGCTCTGCTCTGATAACAGCACTCGGGAACATCACATCAGGCACCGAGGACACCTACATCAACGAGGCCGCCGCGGCGATTGCAGCCTCCTGGCCGAACGCCATCATCCGCATGGGCTGGGAGTTCAACGGCAACTGGTTCCCGTGGGGCGTCGAGGGAATCGACTCATCCTCCGTGCAGACGGCGTGGAAAGCGGCATGGGTCTACTGGGTCGGCAAGCTCCGAGCAGCCTCATCAGGGTTCAAGTTCATGTGGAACCCGACCTGGGACAACGGCGGATTGGGGATCACGGTCGCCAACTACTACCCCGGCGATTCCTACGTGGACATCATCGGGCTCGACGTTTACAACCAGGACGTGTACGGAGGAACCTGGCAGGGCCAGCCCACCGAGTGGAACTACATGCTCACCTCGACGGTCGGCCTCAACTGGCTCGTGAGCTACGCCACTACTCACTCAAAGGCCATCGCCATCCCAGAGTGGGCCTGTGTCCCAGCATCGACGGAATCCCCCGGCGACGACACCTACTACACGGCTCATATGTGTGCCTGGTGCAAGGCGCAGGCTGCGGCAGGGTTCACGGTCTACTGCCTGCCCTGGAATAACTCGACACTCGCATGGGCGAACTTCCCGCTCTCCCTCGCGGTCTTAGAGGCAGCGGGCCTCGCTCCTATCGACGCCGGTTCAGGGTTCTCCAACGCTCTCGTCTCTTCCCCCGCTATCACGGGGCTGTCCCCTGGAACGACCTACCACTTCCAGTGCGTCGCGACGAACATAGCGGGCACGACCGATGGCACCGACGCGACGTTCACGACGACCGTCACCGCCACTGCAACTGCATATCCCAGTGTTGCGAACGTCGCGGTTGCTGCAAACACCATCACAGCCAACG